TGCTAGTTTGTTGATTGTGATAAGAGAATCATCACCATTTTCCATACCATCTGAAATATACTCAAGCACAATATAACCATCCTCAACACCAGTTGAAAAGTCAATAACACCAGCAGCTTTATTAATTGTAAATTTTGGATTTCTATTTGCAGCGTCAGTCTCTAGACCATATCTTCCACCTATACCATAACCGAAATACCAGTCACCATTATATGCCCAACCATAAGAACCATTATAAGGCCCAGGTCCTACATATAATTGTTTGTCTTGTCTCATTATGTCAAGCTTAGATGTGCCTGTAACAACCTCGCCATTTAAATCGAAAATTATATCAAGATTATTATCTTGTAAATATGCTGTTGCTGATAGAACTGTTCTGTTTTCAGTTAGCTGAAATAGAACTCCATTTCTAAGTAAAGATATTCTAACATAGTTAACATAGTCTGGAGGTAATACCATTTTTAGTTGACTACCTAACTGCAATTCAAGAACCTTAATATTTCTTAATGCGTCATAGTTTAACTCCTGTATAGCTCTCTTTGCATGAAACAAAACAGTATATCGCTCAACATTATTAACTAATTTATCGTTACCAACATACATTAGCATAAAATTATTCACAATGTCAGCTAAACTAACATATTGGTAAGAACCCCAATTTACATCTTCAGGCACTACACCATTGTTAGTATAATATTGATAGTTAGTAATATATGCCATTTGTTATTGTTTTTGTTGTATTTCTTGTAACTCCTCAGCTTTTGCAGCAGCCATAACCTCTTGCTCTCTAATTGATACACCAGCGTATTGTAATATCTTGACAACTAAGTCAGAGAAGTCACTCATAGGCATCTCAAAGTCTTGATAGTCTAAAGCTGATGGATTGAATAATGGATCACCTCCAACAGATGTATATGTCCACTTCGGCTCTTTTGGATATCTAATATAATGTGCTGACACATTATCAATTATTGTATTTGGATAAACAGTGAAGTTTGAAACTGATGTAGTTGTATTGTCATAATTATCAGCCATAGTATAAATAGGATACGCTATACTAGGAGCTGTTAAATTTGAAGCCAATAGATATAAAGCTTTTTGATGGCTTGTTTTCTCTATTTCCTTTGTTCCATTTAAAACTAACTTCTGAATAAAATAGCTATCGCTCGGTGCTTCAAAGTAAGGAGCTGTGTAAGTCAATGTGTCTATTTTATAAAAAGTATCTATAACTTCAGAAAGTTTTTTAGGAACATCAGCATAACCTTCTCCATGCATTCTTTGATTCTGCTTTATAATTGCATTGCTATATAGATAGATATATCTTTCAAACACTTCAAGTTGTGCTTGCTTAGCGTAAAGGTTAAACTCAAATGGAGTTACATATCCTCGATTGTCTTTAGCTAATATAGATAGAACTGTATTTCTAACTTCATTTATCATCGAAATGTCTTTTTACAAAGATAAATAAAAAAAGGCACTTAATAAAAGTGCCTCTTCCTTTCTAGTTTGATAACTTATTAAGCAATAGCTACAGATGTAATTAACTGTTGAGTTGCACCAACCAATGGTAATGCAGGAACAATAATAGCATCAGGATTTGAACCAGAGCTATTAGCTAAAGCCAATGCATTAACTACAGCATAGTGAGATGCATAAGTATCATCAGCAGTAGTAAATGTAATAGTAATTACATCAGCAGTAGCAACACCACCAATAGCGGTAAGAACTAATGTTGATGTAGATGGCATTGTAATTAAATAATCAGCATTAGCTGAAATTAATGCCTTTGGAAGTGCAGTAGCAGCTCCAATCGTAAATTGCAAAAATTTTCTGTTCATTTTTAAAACGTTTTAAAAGTTAATAACGATGCAAATATACTAATTATTTGATAACTTATCGTCCAAGAACTGATACAGCTCAATACCTTCATCTGAATGTAAATATGAAGCTAAAACAGATGTTGCATTGTCACCAAATGGAATAGTTAACAATTTCTTTTTGTTTTCTTTCAAATTGAAATACAAGTCCTTTCCATTATTTTTTAATACCAAATAACCATCTGATATAGCTCTAGCTGCTATGTTGTTTATTTTTAATGATGGGTCATTTACAGCATCTAAGAAATCTTCAGGATATCTTTTTGCGTAAATCATCATATCTCTTTTAATTTCAGAGCTACTCATTTTATCAACTCTACCACCAAGCAATATTCTAGCAACAGCTTCTAATGTATTAAAGTTATTTGCAGCCAAATCTCTAGCGGCCAACTGTGCATCAAGCTCTGAATACATTGATATAACATCTTCTTCAGCATCTCTTTCAGTATCAAATTCAATAAATTCTGTACCATTACCAGGATGATAATGTAAAAATTGTTGTAAAACTGGGTTTGTTTTTGGAACTATCAAAACACCATCTTCAAATACAATTGGTTCAACTATAACATTTTGATCTTGCTCTTCCTGAAAAGGAGTATTTGAATTTCGTGCGTAACGAAGTGGGTGATTTGAATTTGTCTCACTAGAATAATATAATAGACGTTGTCTAGGAGTATCCTTTGAAGCTATATAATAAGACAAAGGTGATTGATTATTTTTCAGAATATAAGTTCTGTCTTTTGGTTCGAGTTTAACTCGATTAATTGCTAATTTTTCCATTTTATATAATTTAAATTTTTAAAAATAAAGAGGGGTACGAATACCCCTCTCTGTATTTATTCTTATCCTTTGAAGATAAAGAAGTTGTTTGCACCAAGTGTACAAAGAGCTCTTTCAGACAAGAAGTTAACCTCCATTGCATCAAGATCGCTAGTTGCAGCACCACCAGCAGAACCAGTCATCCAAGTCTTGTAACGTCTGTTCTCAGCTTCAGAAGCTCGGTAACGAACGTGTAAGAATGGACGTTTTGCGTTTTTACCAAGAACTTGGTCATAAACTGTAGTTGTACCAGCAGGAACTAAAACTCCGTTTACAGCTCCACCAACTAGACCACCACGAAGAGTAGCATCATTAAGATATTTCCAGTCAGTTTTGTAGAACTCATAACCTCTACGGAATCCTGTAAATCCAAGATTTAAAGCCATTTGCTCGCTGTTATCGAATAATCCGTAAGATGTACCACCAACTCCGTAAGAGTTTTGAGCAGCTAACATATCATCGATATCGAAAGAGAACTGACGATTCAAGAACAATGCATTCTCAGCGATAGCTCCTTGCTTGTCAAGACGTTGTACGATAGTATCAAAGTCAGCCAAAGCAGATGGATTACCACCAGCCCATACATTTCCTCTGTTTTCGATTTCGTAGAATAAACCTTTAGTACCAGCAGCAGTTGAACCAGCAGCTGAACCTGGAGCAGCAGCAGTAGATGGAGACAAATAAGCTAATGCATCAGATGAAGCTTCAGCAGGAACACCTTCTACCATTGACATTTCTAGATAATCTTCAAAACGTAGACGAGTCTCATGCTCTGATTTCAAATACCACAAATAACCTGTAGCACCATTCTCAGTAGTTACTTCAACCCATCCGATTTGAGCCATATCAGATCCTGATACAACATACTTATCTTTAATGATAATTGGTTTAACATCAAAGAACAAATCTTGAGCCTCAAGAGAACCACTCATTCCACTTGTACCTTTACCAAATTCAGAACCATAAACGAATACAGTTACAAGTTCAGTAGTAATTGTAAATGGAGAACCAGATGCATTGTAAAACTTAACTGTAAATGTAGATCCATCAGCAGCAACTGCACTAATAACTGCTTTTGCAGAGTTAGCAGCAACACTTTGAGATGAAAGGAATACAGTTTGGTTAACTCTAAAGTTACATACAGTCAATGGAGACGTTGTAGCCATTGTAAAAGTAGCTGTATCTGAACCAGCTGCTGAAGATGGGATAACGTTCGTGTATTTAGTATGTAAACGCCCTTGCTCTGCCCACTTAATTAAGTCAGAGTTAGTAGGGATTTCAGCACCAACCATACGCAAGAAAGATGCGATAGATCGGTTTCCATAACGCTCAAATTCTTGCTCGTAAGTATCAGGAAGATACTGATTCAAGAAATTGAAGTTAGTGATGTAGTTTGTAGGCAATGCTGCCTTAACTGAGCTAGGTGTAATTGCAACACCAGGACTCGCTTGTAATGTACCAGCCATTTTTTCTAATTTTTGTTTTTGTTTCTAATTACTAATCTGTTGCCACGATCATCATCTATAGCTGTAACTCTGAAACCTGGAGCTGGTGTAACTTGTGTAGCTTGTCGAGTCATATCAATATTTTTTGACTCTTTAGCCACATTGTCAACCGCATCTGCCATTCCTTTCTCATAAAAGAACTTGGCAAACTTCTCTGGGT